GTAAAGGATATATTATGAAAAACTTAGAAGCCCGTAAGCAGTTCTGTGAACTTGCAATGGATACTTATGGTACTGATACTTTGTCACGTACTCAAATCAACAATCTCGCTAAGGTACATCAGTTGCCTGACCCTGCATGGTTGAAGTCTGATAAGTATCGTGTTGCTCGCGGTAAATATCAGATGCCTTCTGATGAAACAACTAACATATCAGCCCCAGTGACAACTGCGCCTTCTAACAATGTAGTTAACATGCAAGTTGATTTGTCTTATACTGAAAACTTGGTTCCTGCAAAAGACCCCAGTTTTGTAAAGTTTGGTAATTTTGAAGATCTCAAAACTATCATTTCATCTAACATGTTTTATCCAGTTTTTATTACTGGTTTGTCTGGTAACGGCAAAACATTCGGTACGCAACAAGCTTGTGCTCAGTTGAAACGTGAATGTATTGTAGTACCTATTACTGTTGAAACTGATGAGTCGGACCTTCTAGGTGACAAAACTCTGATTGATGGTAATGTTTCTTTTGTGCCTGGACCTGTTATCCGCGCAATGGAACGTGGTGCAGTTTTGGTATTGGATGAAGTCGATCTTGCATCCAACAAAATTATGTGTTTGCAATCGATTGTTGATGGTAAAGGTGTTTACCTCAAGAAAGATAATCGGTTTGTTGAACCTGCGCCTGGATTTACTATTGTCGCAACTGCAAATACAAAAGGTAAAGGTTCTGACGATGGACGTTTTGTAGGTACTAACGTTATGAACGAAGCGTTTCTGGAACGTTTCAAGATTACTTTCGAACAAGAATATCCTAATCAAACTGTCGAGAAAAAAATCTTGACTAAAGTATTGGATACTTTCGGAATGGAAGATGATTCATTCATTATGAACCTGACCGTATGGGCACAAACTATTCGGAAAACTTTCGAAGATGGTGGTATTGATGATGTTATCTCTACTCGCCGTTTGGTTCATATCATTGAAACATATGCGATTTTTAAAGACCGTGTAAAGTCAATTGAATTGTGTACTAATCGTTTTGATGATGATACAAAATCATCTTTCGTAGACCTTTATCAGAAAATTTCTGATGATGGTGTATCAACAGAAGAAGTTACTGGTGTTGACCTAGACAAAGCCGATGGTGAAGAAATCCCATTTTAAGGAGTAAGAATTGATAGACTACAAATTTAATGAAGATGTGCTGCTGGATGAAATCCGGCAGTATATCGATAACACTTATAAAGGCCACTATTCAAAAACCACTTACCAATCGACCGAAGTTATTATGGGTCGAGGCCATGGTGAGGGTTTTTGTATGGGCAATATTGACAAGTATTCTAATCGTTATGGAAAAAAAGGTGATGAAGATGATTGGAGAAAAGACTTGATTAAAATAGTTCACTATGGTATACTAGCACTATACAATCACGATATAACTTATGGAGACAATGAAAATGAAAATCAGTGAATCGACCCAACTAGTTTTGCGAAATTTCGCAAACATCAATCAATCGCTTTTGTTAAAGCCAGGAAACAGAATTAGTACAATGTCTGTTATGAGAAACATTCTTGCATCGGCAGATGTAGAAGAAACGTTTCCAGTAGAGTTTGGTATTTACGATTTACCTAGATTCTTGGGTAACTTGTCTATATATCCAGAGTTGGAATTTAATGATAAGTATGTACTTATGTCAAACGGATCAAAAACATATAAATTTATGGCATCAGATCCATCTATCATTGTACATCCAACAACAACATTTGCGATGGATGATTCAGAACATAATGCACCAGATGCAAAAGAGGCCCCAGAGTATGATATTGATGTCACTCTTACTGGACCTGCTTTGTCAACTATTGCAAAAGTTGCGTCAATAAACTCTTTACCAGATTATGCATTGATGACCGAGGATGGTGTAATTAACTTTGTTGCTCTGGATAAAAAATCTGATACATCTGATCTTGCGAAAGAACCTGTTGGTAAATCTGATGCAGATTTTAAAATGTTTTTCCGCGCTGAAAACTTGAAACTTGTAGAGGGTGATTACAATGTACGTGTATCACGCCATAAGATTTCTACTTTCCGCCATCAAACAAAGGCCCTGCAATATTGGGTAACTCTTGAACAGGATTCGGAGTACAATGGGTAATGAAAGAACAATTCCTATGGGTCGAGAAATATCGGCCACAATCTATTGATGATTGTATTCTGCCAGAAGAATTAAAAGATACATTCAAAGAGTTTGTGGATAATAAAGACTTGCCTAACCTGTTATTGACAGGTGGGCCCGGCGTAGGTAAAACTACAGTTGCAAAGGCTCTGTGTCTAGAAATGGGCATGGATCATCTTCTAATAAATGGTTCGGAGGAGGGTGGTATTGATACCCTCCGAAATACTATTAGAAATTACGCATCCACTGTGAGTTTTTCGAGTCAGGGTAAAGTTGTGATTCTAGATGAGGCGGATTATCTTAATCCACAGTCTACACAGCCTGCATTGCGTGGTTTCATTGAAGAATTTGCAGGCAACTGTAGATTTATTTTGACTTGTAATTTCAAAAACCGCATAATCGAACCGTTGCACTCACGATGTTCTGTAATTGAATTTAAAATAAAAAAATCTGATAAACCCAGACTTGCTGCAAGTTTTGGTAAAAGGGTTTGTGGTATTTTGGATGATGAGAACATTAAATACCAAAAAAGTGTAGTTGGTCAGGTAATGATGAAATACTTTCCTGATTGGAGAAGGGTATTAAACGAACTACAACGTTATTCTGTTGGTGGTACAATTGATTCTGGTATTTTTGAAAATCTTGGTGAGATATCTTTAGACAGTCTGGCAAATTCACTCAAAAATAGAGACTTTACTGAAATGCGTAAATGGGTTGCAGAAAACTCTGACAACGACCCAAATCAACTTTTTAGAAAGATTTATGATGGCATGTATGACTACCTTGAACCAAATTCGATTCCAGATGCAGTACTTATTATTGCACAATATCAATATCAATCTGGATTTGTTGCAAATACTGATATTAATCTTGTTGCATGTCTTACAGAGATGATGGTTAGTTGTCAGTGGAAATAACAAATGTCAAAAAAACATTTCAAAAAACTTCTTAAAAATGTAGATTTTTCTGCAAACTATGGCGCAGCCGGAGGGAGAACTTTTACTCTACTGCGCGATGCTGGATACACTGAAAACCAAATTTCTAATAAATTTAATGGTCACGATAATAGTATCAGCTGGGAAGATTTGAGAGATATTTTTGAATTTCAAAATAGATTGTGTTATTATCTTTCTTGGAAAATAGATTTAGATGAATTGTATGTACCATATTCTCCCTTTGCCCCTTCGGTAGATAGAATTGATAATTCTAAAGGATATGATTTAGATAATATTGTTATATGTACTAGATTTGCAAACTTGGGAATGAGTGCATACAACCATCCTAATTTCAGAGAAAGATTGCAGTATGAAATGGATAATAGAGAAAACATATTTGTTGAAAGATACAAAAAGCAACCAAAGTTTGGATTGGACAATTTTTTATGAGTTATGATTTATTTAAAGACTATATCCCAGCAATATCAAACACTAAATTAGATTTAATGAATAGTGGTGATGAACTGTGGGAAAAAAATTATCCAGCATTTATGGTAAATAAAACATTTTCACATTTTCAAGATACAATTTTATATGCACAGGAGATGAATCGACGCCCCCACCTAGACAATAAGCTTCAGTTTGACTATTTACTAAATACAATTAGACCGATGAAAAGATTTTCAAGATGGCCTAAAAAGATTGCTCATGATGATTTAGAATATGTTAAAGAATATTATGGGTATAATGATGTAAGAGCTGAAGAGGCTCTTAGTTTACTTAATGATGAACAAATAAAAATAATAAAACAAAAGTTGAACAAAGGTGGATAGTTATGGGGAATACAGATGTAGAAAGTCTGGTTGAGGTACGCCTCTCAGACCAAGAGGATTTCTTAAAAATTAGAGAAACATTAACACGAATTGGTGTTGCCTCTAGAAAAGATCGAAAACTATATCAGTCATGCCATATTTTACATAAACAAGGAAAGTATTACATTGTACACTTCAAAGAATTGTTTAAGTTGGATGGGAAAGATTCAGATTTTTCCGAAAACGACAGGGCAAGAAGAAATACTATCGTAAACTTACTTAAAGAGTGGGCATTAATTGATGTAGTAAGAGAAGATGATTACGAGGCTGCACCATTGTCTCAGATAAAAATTTTATCACACAAAGAAAAAGATGGTTGGGAATTAGTTCCTAAGTATAATATTGGAAGAAAACGTTAAATAATTTATGGAATTTGTTATGGAAAATTTGAATGTTGGTTGCTATAAAGTAACCGAAAACGCACACTTACCAGAATATGGAACTGAACAGGCTGCATGTTTCGACTTGAAGGCAAGTTTACAAGATGTAGAAACTGTATCTGTCTTTGGTTATTCAAATTCAAAATCAAAAAGAACTGTAAAGAATAATAGTGTAACACTATATTCTAATGAAAGAGTATTAGTTCCTACTGGAATAATTTTTGACTTGAATTTTGGACAATCTCTTAGAATTCATCCAAGATCTGGACTTGCATGGAAAACTGGTATAACTTTATTAAATTGCGAAGGTGTGGTCGATGCAGATTATGTTGACCCTACTTTTGTGATGTTATACAACATCTCTGATGTACAATTTAAAATTACTGATGGTGATAGAATTGCACAGGCAGAAATTATTACTGCAAGTCCTAGAATGAATTTCGATGTTATATCGGAAAAACCTGTTATTAAAACTGACCGTAAAGGCGGTTTTGGTTCAACAGGAGTATAATTTTTTTTGTTTTTATTAATAAAAGTGAAAAAAGTTTTATAAATAATATTGGAGTTGCCGATAGGGGCTCCAATTTTAACCTTGCTAAATATAATAGGAGGAAAATATGGTTAGGTTTACAACAGGACAATTAGATCCATTTCTACGTAGTAGTATCGGGTTCGATCATTTATTTAGAGAATTGGATAGGGATGCGACAAGAACGCAACAATCCTATCCACCATACAATATTATTAAAGAAACAGATGAAAAATACCGCATTGAGGTGGCTGTTTCGGGATTCTCTGAGAATGAATTGAATGTCGAAGTAAAAGAAAACACTTTGACAGTTAGTGGAGTTAAAGAAAAGGAAACTGAAATCGAATATCTACATAAAGGTATTGGTGGAAGAAACTTTGAAAGAACTTTTACACTGGCAACCGACCTCGTAGTAAAAAGTGCCGATATTCAAAACGGCATTCTTGTAATTGGAATGGAATTATTAATTCCAGAACACAAGAAACCAAGAACCATCAAAATCAATGGTGAAGAATCTACTTCAGAACCAGAGTTATTGGTTGAATAAATATTATAAGGTGGGGGGAAACCCCCACCAAACAACATGTAAAGGTGATAGTAATGGAAACGCACGATCAAATTATTGCTGTAATTGAGCAATACAAACTAGAAAATCAAAAATTCGCAAGTGGTAATAAAAGTGCTGGCATTCGTGCCAGAAAATCACTTATGGAACTTAATAAATTGACTAAAGTTCGCCGAGCTGAAATCCAAGAAGAAAAGGAATGGATTGTCAAATGAGCGATAAAATTCTTTATCGCACCAAGAGAGGTAAATCTGGAAAGATTGGAGATTTAGAATTTCGTCCAGCACTTCCCAATGACCAACTCATGGGCGCGATTATGAATAATAAAGTACTTATGTCAAATGGAAATCCACAAGTAATTATGCAAAAAGTTATAGATATGGAGTGGAGATGGTTTGAACGTAGGATTATTAAATTTTGTGGAAACACAGAAGAATCTCATGCATTACAACATGCATTGAGAGAACACATTAAAAAAGAAAAAAAATGGATCGCAAAAGGAGCAAAAGCAGATGCAATTTAATTATGTTACAAGCCCATTTATGAGGGCATTAATTCGAAAATATGAATTTGAAAGAGATGAAGCAATCGCAAATCTACATGCATTTTTCGAAAATGGTGTAGGTGTGGGAGATCATGCAAATATTGTTTCAAGTATGGATGAGCAAGTATCTAAGTTAGAATCTGCAGAGGGTAAACTAAAATCATTGATTACACATTTTGCAGCACAACCATCTGCGCCTGTCGAAGAACCATCAAATGAGTCTTAAATCTGTAAAACTTGTACGTTTAATATCTGGCGAAGAACTTTTGGGCGAAGTTACCGTACTTGATAGTGGTAATGTTAAACTCAAAAATTCTTGTCAGGTTGCAACATCATATGCAGATCCTACATCTGCTACAGCAAGAATAGGCCTCGCACCATTTTTACCGTATACAAACGCAAAAGATGGTGTAGAGGTACAACAGAATTATATTGGATTTATTACAGAACCTGTTACAGAACTTTTAAATGAGTATAGTAAAGTATTTGGTAGTGGATTAGTATTACCAGATAATGCATTGAAGGCTGCAACTTCTACATCAAATCATGGATTTGTGAAGGCATAATAGCTTGACATTTTGTATCATTAATGGTACTATAACAACTAATACGATTTAATAATGACTGTGGTGGTAAATGCGTTTTTATACAAATGTACAATGTGTCGGTAATAAAATATTCCTCAGAGAATACGACAATGGAAAGCGTAGGGAAGTAAAACTAGATTACTCTCCTACTCTTTTTGTATCTGGTGGTAGTGGTAAATCCAAATATAAAACTTTGCATGGAGAAAGTGTTGAGCCTATTAGACATGGTTCAATACGTGATGCAAGAGAATTTATCAAAAAGTATGACGATATAGAAAATATGAAAATCTATGGTCATACACAATTCATCTATCCATTTATTGGTGATGAGTATCCAAGTGAAATTCAGTATGATGAATCAAAGATAAACATTTGCAATATCGATATCGAAGTTGAGTGCGAAAATGGTTTTCCAGAACCAACTCTTGCAAACGAAATTGTTAACGCAATCACAATGAAAATGAAAGATCAATATATTGTTCTTGGATTGGGTGATTGGGAAAACAAAAGTCCAGAAACACAACATCTTAAAATTAAATACTATAAGTTTACTGATGAACTTGCACTCTTGCGTAGTTTTTTGGAAATTTGGACACATGCAAAAATCGATATTGTTACTGGTTGGAATGTGAACCAGTTTGATATGACGTATCTTGTCAATCGTATTGGTAAAACTCTTGGTGATGATGAAGTCAAAAGATTGTCCACATGGGGGATTGTCAGGAAAATAGAAAAGAATATTCGTGGTCAGATGCAGACACAAGTACAGATCAGTGGATTATCTATTATTGATTATCTTGATTTGTACAAAAAGTTTACATATGTAACTAGAGAAACGTATCGATTAGATCATATTGCATATGTCGAGTTGGGTCGGAAAAAACTTGACCACTCTGAATTTGCAAATATGCATTTATTCTATAAACAAGATTATCAAAAGTTTATTGATTATAACATTATCGACGTTGAGTTGGTCGATAAACTTGAAGATAAACTTAAACTAATGGAATTACTTATTACCATTGCATATCAGTCTAAAGTAAATTATGACGAAGTATTCTCACCTATTAAGGTGTGGGATTCCATTGCATTTCATGAATTGCGTAGAAGTAAAACTGTAATTCCGCCTCGTAATAATAATACTAAATCGGAAGCTTATGAGGGTGCATATGTAAAAGACCCAACTGTTGGTAAACATGAATGGGTTATGTCATTTGATTTAAACAGTTTGTATCCACACTTAATTATGCAGTATAATATTTCACCAGAAACATTGTATGACAAAGAAAGAGTCAACACATCTGTTGAGAAACTATTGAATCAAGAAACGGATTTATCTAGTTTGCAGCGCAGTAATATGACTGTGTGTCCAAGTGGGGTTCTTTTCAATAAAGATAAACGTGGGTTTCTGCCCAAGTTGATGCAAAGTATGTATGATGATCGTACTACATATAAGAAGTTGATGTTAAAGACCAAACAAGATAAGATTGATGGTAAGGGCGACCCTGTTGAATTGGACAAGAAGATTGCTCAGTTAAACAACAAACAAATGGCCGCAAAGATTTTGTTAAACTCTGCTTATGGTGCTTTGGGAAATCAGTACTTTAGATACTTTGATATCAGACAGGCAGAATCTATCACTTTGTCTGGACAACTTTCAATTCGATGGATCGAAGAGAAAGTAAATATATACATGAATAAAATTTTAAAAAACGATGAGGATAAAAATTATGTCATTGCAAGCGATACGGATTCAATTTACGTTGCTCTTGGTGACTTGGTTGACAAGTTTGTTAAAATCAAGGAAGGTGAGTCAAAATCAGAAGAAACACGAAGGAAAGTTGACTTTCTTGATAAGGTTGCCCAAGAGAAGTTTGAACCATATATCGATAAGTGTTATCAAGATCTTGCTACGTATGTAAATGCATACGACCAGAAGATGCAGATGGCCAGAGAGGTTATTGCCGATAGTGGTATCTGGACTGCAAAGAAAAGATACATTCTCAATGTTTGGGATAACGAAGGTGTTAGATATAAATCACCAGAACTTAAAATCATGGGTTTGGAGGCAGTTCGTTCATCAACACCAGAATCTTGTAGAAATATGATTAAGAAATCACTTGAACTTATTCTGCGTAGTAACAACGATAGTTTGATTGAATTTATTGAACAGTTTAGACAAGATTTCAAAACATATGAAGTTGATGATGTTGCATTTCCTAGAAGTGTAAATGGACTTACTAAATATCATGACCCCGTTCTCACATACAAAAAAGGTACACCAATTCATGTAAAGGGTGTATTATTCTACAACCAACTAGTCAAAAAACATAAACTAGAAATGCAGTATCCGCCTATAAAAGACGGTGAAAAAATTAAGTTTTGTTATCTAAAAGAACCAAACCCATTGCAAAATAATACTATTGCAATTGCGGCCGGTACATTACCCAAAGAATTTGAGTTGGATAAGTTTCTTGATTATGATACACAATTTGAAAAGGCATATCTCGAACCAATTAAAACTATTGCGGAAACAATTGGTTGGGAAATAGAAAAGAAAATAACATTAGACAGTTTTTTTAATTAGGAGAATATGATGAGTCTTATGAATAAAATTAGAAAGAACACTACCTTCAAGGATGGGAGAGTTGATGTTTTATCAGAGTCAAAGTTTCTGAATCAAAAAGACATGACCTCAACAAGTATCCCTGCAGTAAATATTGCATTGTCTGGATCGCCAGATGGTGGATTCACTTCAGGACTTACTATGATTGCCGGGCCAAGTAAACACTTTAAGACTGCATTTGGTCTTTTGATGATGAAATCTTATTTGGATAAAAATCCAGATGGCGTTGCATTGTTTTATGATTCGGAGTTTGGTACGCCGCAGGCATATTTCGATACTTTCCAAATCGATACTAGTAGAGTTATTCATGTGCCTGTTACAAACCTAGAAGAATTAAAATTTGATATTATGTCACAACTATCAGACATTGAAGTTGGCGATAAGTTGTTTATCGTAATAGATTCTGTAGGAAATCTTGCATCGAAGAAAGAAGTTGACGATGCGGAATCTGGTAAGTCTGCAGCAGACATGACACGAGCAAAACAATTCAAGTCTTTGTTTAGAATGGTAACACCACATCTATCAATGAAAGATATCCCTATGGTTGCGATTAACCATACATACGACTCACAGGGTATGTTCCCCACTAAAGTCGTTTCTGGGGGTACTGGCATGTACTACAGTGCAGATACTATATGGATCATTGGTAGACAACAAGAAAAAACTGGTACAGAAATCTCTGGATATAACTTTATCATCAATGTAGAAAAATCTCGATATGTACGAGAAAAATCTAAAATTCCTGTGTCGGTAAGACATGAAGGTGGTATGGATACTTGGAGTGGTCTACTTGATATGGCATTAGATGCTGGGTGTATAAGTCAATCTGGTGCGTGGTATCAATTAGTTGATTTGGAATCTGGAGAAGTACAGGATAAAAAATATCGATCCAAAGAATTTACTGGAAAAGAGTTTTGGACACCTATTTTAGAAAGTAATCATTTTAAGAAATATTTGAAAGAAAGATATGTAGTAGGTAATAGTGCGATTATGGAGGAATAAATGGCACTATTTGCATCGAAGTATGTATATAAGCAAAGACTAGATATTTGTAAAGGGTGCGATCAATTTCAAAAGATGGCACTACTTTGCAAATCGTGTGGTTGTTTTATGCCTGCCAAGGCAAAGATTGCGAATATAAGGTGTCCAGAAGATAAGTGGGTAGAAGTTTATGGTACTGAAGAAAAAGAACCAGAGACAGTAACCCTCTTAAAATCTGTACAAACAGAAACATATCAAGAAAAAACAAGTAGACTTATGAATACTGCAAAAAATCTTAGGATAGAGGCAGATAAATTAGAGAAAGAGGCGAAAGGAATATTATGACCGACACTGTTACTGAACAAACTTTTACCATGATGCAAACCGAAAATGAAGAAGATGGGTATGCAATCAAAATTAATGAAGGCCAATTTCTTAATGTGATTTATACAATTGGTTCTGTAAAGATCCATGAAGAAGGTGATGAGGCAAGATTAGAGTTTGATTTTACTCCAATAAAGGGTAACATTATGTGGCCAGTAGAAAAGTTATATGAAAACGAAAAATTACAAGAACTTGCTGGACAAATCCTAAAATATATGTTAGAAGTATCAGTCAATGATGCACTTAACAATGTAAACACGCAGGCCTAAATGGAAATTACAGAACTTATAATTTTAAAGAATTTGATTCACAATGATGAGTATTGTCGCAAGGCAATGCCTTTCATACAGAATGAGTATTTCGTAGATGAAAAAAACAAGGTTATATTTAATGCAATATATGACCATGTAGACAAATATAATACTGCACCATCTACAACAACTTTGACTGTAACACTAGATGAAATGCAAGTCAGTGATATGGTACATAAAGAGTGTACTGAAACTATTTCTGTTATGAACCAATTAGAAGATGTTAGTTCTGATTGGTTGGTAGATACAACAGAGAAATGGTGCAAAGACCGAGCGTTATATCTTGCTATCATGGAATCAATTCAAATTATTGATGGAAATGACAAGACACAAGATAAAGGTTCATTACCTAAAATTTTATCTGATGCACTTGCAGTTTCTTTTGATAATAATATCGGACACGATTTTATAGAAGATTTTGAATCTAGATTTGAATTCTATCAAAGAGTGGAAGAAAGAATTCCTTTTCATTTGGATATGTTGAACAAAATCACCAAAGGTGGTTTGGTTAACAAATCTCTTAATATTGCACTTGCTGGTACTGGTGTCGGTAAATCTTTGTTTATGTGTGATGTCGCAGCAAACCATTTGATGATGGGTAAGAATGTTTTGTATATTACTTTGGAGATGTCCGAAGAAAAAATTGCAGAACGTATTGATGCAAACCTTTTAAATGTACCTATATCTCAAGTTGAGAGTATGCCGAAAGACTTGTTTGAAAAAAAGATTGAAAAATTAAGACAAAAAACAACTGGAAAACTTATTGTAAAAGAGTATCCAACTGCTTCTGCAAATGCAAATCATTTCAGACATTTAATACAAGAACTTGCACTCAAAAAGAATTTTGTGCCAGATATTATATACATTGATTATCTCAACATATGTACGTCATCTCGCATTAAACAGGGTGGTAGTGTTAATTCATACACATATATTAAATCTATTGCAGAAGAAATACGTGGACTTGCAGTAGAGAATAATTTGCCTATCGTTAGTGCAACACAAACTACACGTAGTGGATATA